AAGTGGGCATCTGAGAACACAATTACACACCCGTCCAGCATCCCAAGTTCTATTTGTTTTAAAGGAGAGAAAGATTTAGGCTTGTTTTTATCGTATTTAACACCACGATGGTCAATTGCGGGAAGTGCCATGTTGTATTGTTTTTCAATCCACCTTCTGCGAAGATGAGTTGCTCTAACACTTATTCCAAGATGCTCTGCTACTCTTGTTGCAGATTGAAGTTGACCCCATAGTTGGATAAACTCGGTATCAGTACACGTTTCGTTATGTCCACTCATCAGGAATCCTTAGATAATAACTTTTCTAGTAGATTGATGACCCTATGTTCTTGCATTTCAACCTCATCTTGAGATGATTTTGGGTCTTGTGCCACAGTCATTAAATCGTGCAGAAACACATGAAGCAACTCATGTAAAGCAGTCTGATCCAGAGACTCAGGTGTGATCTTCTCAGCACCAAAATCACCTAGTCTGTAAGTAGCCAATCGAGCAGAAGTATTAAACTCAACAGAAGCCATAGCAGCCTTTGCTGGTTTACTTCCTTTTTCAATTCTCCAATCCCCCAGACTAAGCACTTGTTGCCACTTTTTGACACTTTGTGCAAAGAATTTTGTATCTTCTGGCGTAGGAATGTTAGGCATTTCAACACCTTATACAGTATTTATGACAATTATATTTAACTTGTTAAAACTTCAAGTGCATGATTTATATGTTTAATGCGGTCTTCAAGGCCAATAAAACCGCCATTTATCTTCTTAGTCATGGTTTTAAAATCACGCACATCAGCAAATTGGTTGAGCTTGTGAGTGTCCCAAAACCACCCTGCTGTGAGGGCAGCGTACTGAGGAGTAGCCACCAAATCAGGCTCCATAATGAAGTCAACACCTAGTGCCTGACCTGCATGATGGTAGTTCGCAGAGCCTGTCAACTGAATACATCCTCGGCCTCGGAAACGCCATCCATCCCCTGAAGCCTCATCCCTGTTGCCCATACGAGAGCTATAAACAGTATTGGCAATCAATTTAGGATTACGAGCGCAAGCTTGTGCTTTGGCAGCATCAAAGCGTTTAGGCCATAACTTCTGCAAAGCTTCTGCACGATAGTTTAAATTCTCTTCAAGAATCCTAAAGTTGCCACACTCATGCCCACATTGACCAATAAATGCCGCTTGGCGAACTGGCGTATCAATGTTGAAACGATCAAAAGTAGCGTTCAGAGCATCTACCCATTGATTACCAATATGTAATCTAGCTAATTGTTCACTTGTTACCATTTAGCAAATCTCTCATCTGGTTGTACGAGTCTACGCAAGCGTTCAAAGCGACAGTATTCTTATCACCTTGAGCGACTATTTCTGCGATGGCATCGATGGTTGCTCTTTCGGCATCAGAAGGTTCATTAGCCTGTCTGTCAGGTTGGCTGGTTGCTTTTGGATCTGCGCTGGTAGAGGCGGTACTTGTGGGGGTTTGTAAGTTACTTGGGGGGCAGAGGCGCAACTTGCCAGCACGATTGGCAACAGCAAGAGCAGAAGTTTTTTTGTTGATAGCATCATTGGCTTCCTGAAGTTTGGCAGATTGTTGAGAAAGTTTTTCAGTCATGTTTTGCTCGATCTGACGAGCTTCTTCATTCTTTTTGGCAATGGCAATCTTCATGTCGTTATCACGCTCTAGCCATCCATAGTGGTGGCCTACTTGGTATGTACCAAAGAGAGATACCATCACACCCACTATCAACCAAGGTAAAGGTATAGGTAACATTATTCAGCCTCTTTTCTTGCCATTGCCATGTGTTCACGCTCTTCAAAATCTTCCAAGTAATCTGGAGGAGTAGTTGGAGGTGGTCCAGGTGTCCATGATTCATCTAACTCAGGGTTCTTCCAAACAGGCATTGCACCAAATGGTTGACTAGGCAAACCATACGCAGACTGCGGAGGGGCATAGGAAGAGTTAAAACCGCCCTGAGAGCCTCCATATCCCATTGGTTGACACATTGGTTGCGTTGGAGGATTAAACGCTCTAGCGGCAGTAGACATAGCCCGTTTACCAATAACACCACCGATACCACCCACGATCAACAGAACAATGTCGTTCAGCATCTTGGTATAGGCTTGGTCAATCGGAGCCATGCTCTTGATAGGCTGAGTCACAAAGGTGACAGAATACAGTAAAGCAGCAACAATGAACATGAGAATAAGCGTGACTGCAATCACAACAAACCCCCAAATCCTTACCTCAATCTCTTCAGTTGTTAGGCTTGTTTTCTGGTTGGACATCATTGATTTTTTTCTCCAAGATTGGGGCAACTAAGTACTCAGGGCAAGTCTGAGTGAATTGGCATCTAGGTTTTTGACATTGTTCAGCATGGAAATTGTCTGGGTTTTGGCAAAAATAGCGATATTTCTCATCACAACCAGTTAGCAGTAAAAGAAGCAATAAATATCTCATTTGCCAAGTCCAATCTTTCCAAGTAGAAGATTAACAATTCTGTCTGACAGATCATCAGGAAGAAACTTTAGAAAACCCAAGAAATAAAGTGCCACTAACCCGTAAACGAATATTTTTAAGCACAAATCAAAGGTTTTCTGGTACTCATTCACCGACCACACCTTCTAGTTGCTTCACAGAATGTCATCAGCTCATTCACACCGACAAACACTAAAAAACAAACAAAGAAAATGCCACCAATGAGAAGTCCCATTTCTAGTTGTTCTTGCTCTTTCTGCTTGGCTGCTTTCTCTGCTTTCTTTAATGCGCTTATCTCTTTAGCATCTGCCAAGTCCATCTCTGCTTGACGAGCTTTAATCTTGTTCCAAACGTCAATCTTGCCTGTTTGCATGAAGAGCATCTTTAACTCTTCTTCAAACGCTCTGGCTTGCTCTAGTGCCATCTCAATCTGTAAAGCTGTTCCCATATTGGAACCTTTTCCAGACTGCTTGGCTTGAAGCATAGCCTTGGTAGCAGTTGACTTGGCATCGAAAAGTTTGCCAATCATTGGCGCAAGTGAGCCTAGGTCATTGGCAACATTAGCTGCCTTTTTGACCATGCTGATTGCTGACTGTATGCCAGCTAGAGCTGTTATAGGATCAATCATTTTTTTTCAACCTTTTGCCACTCAAGGCATACTACCTTTCGGTTGTAAACATCACCTGTCCATGCCCACCTGACACAACGATATTCAGTTTTGTCTTTACTAGATGCCACCAATGTAAACAACATTGATGACATTAGTAACCATTTCACGGGAAAGCCCAAATTATTATGTAACTACAAAACACAATAAGACAAACTAGAAAGAATGCCGTAACAAATGCTAGGGCAAAGTCTTTCATGTTATCTAGGCAATAAGAAGCGATCAGCATCAAACTGAGGTATCTGACCTAATCCATAATTAGTCATGGGATCAGATGTGATTCTGTTTAACAGACCTGGTGCTTGCGGTTGCGAACTAGGCAACATATTACGTTGGAACATTGGAGATACTGCAACAGAACGCAATGTGGGTCTTGTAGCGGCACTCACCATAAGTGCAGGATTTCCAGATGCCGCACTAGCGATACCTGCGGTTCCAATGTCTAATGGACTGAAGCCTGGAACACTTCCAATTCTTGCTACATTTTGGAAAGCACTTGGATATGCGCCTGCGGCATTTGCCAAAGTTTGTAGTTCAGCAGGAACAATCTTTCCTTTTCTAGCAAGCGTTCCCAAATCAGCACCAGATACATTTCCAGTAGTTGCATTCAAAGCTTTTTCAATGGTGTAGCTTTTAGCAATATCCTCACGAGCTTGCTTAAAGTTCTTCATCACATCAGGTTGATTAAAGTTTGTTAAGTTACGCTCTGCAAGGGCTTCTAGTTGTTTAGCAGCAAATTTTTGCGCTCTACCAAGATCTTTATCTCTAGCATTAGCAAGAGGTGATGAATTTGTTTGTGCGCTATCTCTAAGTCGTTTGATAGACTCAACCAACTCATCCCCATTGAAGTTAATTTGCTTTAAATTATTCAACAGATTTAATTCTGCGGATACATCTAAAGCTTTCATGTTTTGCAGTCTAGCTGTTTCTTTATTGAGATCTGCAAAAAACTGTTTATCTGCATAATAAGTGGGGTTAGCTCTTAAGGCATCGTATGCCAAACCTTTTTCAGCTCTAAATTGTTGCAATACTTGTGGTGTAATTTCAACATCAGGACCCAACTTTAAAGCTTTACGAGCTTGTTCATTAACCAATTGCTGATTCTTAACGGAAGCAATCTGGCTTGTCTGTTGTTTACCAGAAATACCCTCAATAATTCTGTTTAACATTGAAGGATTAACTTGTGTCGGAGGCAATGTAGCGCCTTCAGCAATAGCACGTTCAGCAACCAATTGAGCCTGTGTTAACTTAGCTGGCGCTCTGGGTGTAGTTACCGCACTAACAGTAGCAGTTGGCAATGTCATTAATGCACCAGCAACAGTTTCATTTGCTAGTTGCAAAGGATTAATAGTGCCAGTATCTGCCGCTTGTGCAGCAGCAGAAGTTAATCCAGCAGTAGTCGATCCAGTTAAAACATTTTGAGATAAAGCAGCAGTTCTTGGAGCTATCTGTGTAAGAGCAGTAGGTGTACCCGCAACAATGGATTTCTGTAAAGCGCCAGGCAACAACAAATTAGTAGGATCAAGCAAACCAGTACCCATACCACCAACAAGAAGCCCTGGACGCTCTGTAGCCACCTTATAAGTGCCTTTTAGAATGTCGCTTATGGATGGAGTTGGTTGGGCAACAGGTTGTGGTTTATTACGATCTATGCCAAGGTATTCATCAGATAACCCAAGCGCACTTAAACCACCCTTAATGCCTTGAGACATCAAATTAGCCGTGCCAGAGATTAACTGTCCAGTAGTAGTCTTGCCACGCAAAACATCTAATGGGTTAAAGCTTGCAGCAACGTCTTGTTGAAACTGAGTTCTTGGCTGAAATGCTTGTTGTCTAACACTCTGCATGAATTCAGCAGGACTAGGTGTGGCTTGTGTTTGTTGTACTCGTTGTTGAACTTGTTTTTGTGAACCAGTAAACGGCACAAAATCATCAGTTTCTACAGTTTGAGTAGGCGCTTGAGTTGCTGTACCTTGTCCGAAAGGAACAAACTCGTCATCAGTTGTAGATTTAGACATAAAGTTTTGAACCTTTTGTACATAATTTTGAGTCTCTTTAAATGGAGGAATACCGCCATACTTTTGAACATTCCCAGGACCAGCGTTATAAGCCGCCATGACCAAACTAGGATCTTCAAACTGTTGTGATAATTGGCTTAGATATTTAACACCACCTCGGATGTTATCTTTCCAATCCATTCTGTTAACACCTAAATCTTTGGCAGTAGCGCCCATTAACTGCATTGGCCCATAGGCACGATCACCAGTTTTAGTTTTAGGTCCAATGGCATTAAAAATACCTTGTGACTCTGTATCAACTACGCCTTGAACCAATGAAAGAGGAACACCTTGGCGCTCTGCCTCTTGAGCAGCAAAAGCAAAGATTTCGTCTTTAGTCGCCATTATTGACCTACTGTATATGTAGAACCATCAGGCTTCTTAATCAGGATAGCACCAGTTGACTTACTACGTCCCACTGTAAAGCCAGATGGCATTACTGGAGTTCCTTGTGACCCGCCTTGTTGCCAAGAAGAAATTTGCTCATTAAGGAACTGATTAACTTTTGGATGGTTATACAAACGTGGGTTATCAGGAGAGTTAGCCCATGCCGTATAAACAGCTTTAGGATCACCAGTATAGGCATCAATGAATCTCTGACGAGCATCATCTTTATCTGCGGCAGCAATCTCCAATGCAGAAACATACTTGGTAACAAACTTAGGATCAGTTACACCAGTAGTCGCCTTATCAACGATGCCGCCCTCAAACGCATTGGCGTTACCCTTAATATTGCTCAAGCCTTTTAAAACACCTTCAGAACGTGTTTTGTTCAGCAAGTTAACATTACCAACTAATGAGTCAAATTTATCGCCAACACCAGGTATAGCTCTCATGTAAGCCGCACCAGTACTGAAAAACTCCGTCAGTTTATTCGGATCAAGTTGTTCAGCAGCGTTATATAAATATTCAGCAGAAGTCTTACGATCATTAACTGTTAATGCGGCATCAAGAGCAGTCTTGGTAAACTCATTGTACCGATTAGACGTTGCAAGATTAACTGCTTCTTGAGCAGGAGAAATCTTAGCCACTCCGCCACTAGGTGCGCCACCACCTACACCACCAGTTCCACCAGTAGTTGGACGCTGAGTAAGAAGAGAAGACCTAGGGACAAAATATGTTTTCCCATCTGCGCCAACAACTTGTTCAACTTGACCTGCGGCTTGTCCAACAGCTTCAGCGGCTTTTATAGAAGTTAAAGCTTCTGTAGAACCAGGTATAGCCATCTGCTGAATTGCACCAGTAGGTCCAACCCCAAGCATAGTATTGGCAGACACTTCAGGCTTCTGAGTCATCAACTGAGACATCATGTAGTTCTGCACAGGATTAGCCGCATACTGTCCTGTAGCAAGATTTAGTTGTTGTTGAATACCATCTTTTGAAGTTGGGACTGAGCCAACAACATTTCCACTTGCATCAACACGAAGATCGCCTACAAACTTAGGCTGCATAGCAGTTAAGGTTTCACGAATCTGTGGTTGTGCAGGGTTTCCTGCCAAACGTAATGACTCAGTTAATGCTTTTTGATAGTCAATTGGTTGATTAATTAACTGTGGTTCAACTCGGCCTAATGGTGCGCCTAGTTTGTTTGCCAAGGCATATGGACTAGATAAGTCTGGCTCTCTACCCAAAGTCGCATTCAATGCCCTTCTACCTGCTTGTTGTTCAGTAGGAGCATATTTGCTTGTAAAGGCTGCTAATTCATCTTGCTGACGTTGAGCAATTTGAGAATCACGAATCATCTTCTGCATACTTAATGAAGTAGATGGAATATCCATTGCAGACTTAAAGCCGATGCCAGGATCACCACTTAGCAAACTACCCAACAAGAATTGTTGAGTGGCTTGCTTTTGCATTGCTTCTTTATCAGCAGCAGACAAGCCCGTCAATGCGGCATCAGATAACAACCCAATATTAAACATATAAACTCCTTAACCAATACCTAACAAGCCAAGCAAACCTTGTCTTGATGTGGATGTAGATGTTTGACCAGAACCACCACCAGGATTGATACCCAATGCTTGATTGAGAATTTGTTGTTGTTCCAAAGGAAGATTGCGGATTGCATCCAACTGTTGTTGAGTAAATCCTTGACGCAAAGCACCTTGATCTGCCAAAGCTTGATTTGCCGCAATACCAGAACTTGTAAATGCAGTACCAGCATTTGCCATTTGATTGGCGGCAGCTATTGACTGTTGATTTGCAGTTAAACCAGCACCTTGATTAGCAAGACTTGCTTGTAATGCACGATCTACATTAGATAGACCCGCTTGCTGATACAAGTTTGCTTGTTGAGCAGCACGAGCATTTTGAGCCGCTTGATTAGCCAAAGCAACTTGTTGAGCATTTTGCGTATTAAGAGTGCCAGTGGATAAGTCAATACCTTGATTAGCCAAAGCCGCACGTAAAGCCGCATCTTGATTAGCCAAACCAAACTGACCTGCAAGTTGTAAAGACTGTTGAGTAACGCCAATGTCTTTAGCTTGGTTAAGTTGAGAGGCTTGCATCGCACGAGCCAAATCAGCTTCAGAAAGTCTAGAGGCGGCATCAAATGCAGCCGCATTTTGTTGGGCAATCAACCTAGCAGCATTCTCGCCATAAGCACGATTAGTTTCTGCTTCTGCCACGCCCTGACGAGAACCGCCAAAAGCTCTAGCCGCAGTAGCTTGCGCAGCAGTACGTTGTTGTTCAAGTTGTCTAGAACGCTCTAAATCAGCCAAACTTACATCTGTTACTGCTTTTGTATAAGGATTTAGATAGTCTTGAATATTTTGATTCAAGAATGATCCTGCTGTTACATCACGAATATTACCTGCGGCTTTAGGAGCAATTGACCCTAATGCTTCTGTTGCAACCTGTGCGCCAGTAACACCTGCGGCATTCACATCACGAACACTTGTTCTTGCTAGTTGCGCTGCTTGCGCTAATGCGGCAGGATCAACAACTGCGCCACCAAAAGTACCAGCAGTAACTGTTTGAGGCTTATATTGTGCTGCAGTGTTTGCCACGCCATAAGCACCTCTAAGCGCATTAAATCCTTCACTACCAGGGCTTGCAAAACTGGCAATATTTCCCATTGCAGCATTTTGCTCTGGAGTAAATCCTGCAAATTGACGAGCCTGTAAACCACCTGCAGTAGTTTTTGCACTTCCGTAGTTTTCTAAAAATAGATCACGAAGTGCAGGATCTAACTGTTGCTGACTTGAGCTTCCACCACCTAGAGACATATTATTCCCCTTGTATCCATTTAATTGCATCATCATGTGAAGTAAAGTACCTCCACATTTCCGTACTAGTTTCCCTCATTGCTTCTTTTCCTCTAAGCAATAAGACTATCATTGGAGCTATTTGTAATGAAATAATACGCAATGTGAGCGCATAGGCTCTGTCGTTGGTATTACCATTTTCAAGTTCTACAGAGTCTTGCCAAGCATTTATACTCTGAATCACTAAAGGCATTAAAAAAGCCCTATTTTGATTAAAGAACTCATTTGTAGGTAGCGTCACCAAAGCGTTCCAAAAGACAGCATCTATCTCTTTACGACTAGGCTCTTTATCTTTATCTACTAAGTCATCCCATAACTCAGCAATACTTGATAAAGCAACTAAAAAGTCTACAGCACTCTGGTTGCCACCAAACCATTCTAACAGTTTGGCATTTCTTATTTCACGCCAATTCTCAGAATCATGTTCAATCATAATATATTTAACGCAAACTACCTAGTTTTCCATCAAATCTAATGGTTCCAACTCGCCAATCAGATAGGGTATTTCCTTCTATCTTGACTGCAATTTGTCTACCGCTAATTCTCACAGAAGTGGGATTAACCATTGTGTATGGGCCATAACTATATTCTGTGCTTGTTGGATAGAATTTAGTGCTAAATCTAGCTTTAACATCGCCTAAATTCTTTTCATCAGGAACTAATCCTGTCAAACTCATCGTTCTATCCCCATTGCCTATCTCTACTGGTCCTGACTCAGCAAACAATGTCTGACCATCATAAGCAAAACCAACCTCATGCTCATAAACATAGCCATCAGTTGATACCATAATTGGATTAGCAAAGATGCCACGATCTGTACCGCAAGTACGTGCCAAAGTGCCAATAGCCCAATGATTCTCACGATAGTTATAAGAAACATAGGAATCTACTTCAGTAGAGGTAGAACTTGGGTAGAACCACCAGATCTCACCATAGGTGGAATTATGGACACAATATACTTTTGATTGCTGTGCAGTATTAATGTTACTAAACACATAATCTGACACATCTGATGCCAATGGCTTTACAAAACCATCATATATCCAGAAGCCTGATCCAGACATCCAAATACAGGCATTGTCAGTAGCAGCCACCGATTGTTTAGAAATAACTCCACAACCAGAGCCTACACGCTCAAAACTGTAGATAAAGGGTGGGCCAATGTATGTGGCAGTATGCACATCAACATCAGTAAACAAGATAGTAGCTCCACGAATGCGTTTAGCGCATTGCAAAGAACCAACTGTAGTTAACTCAAAGTCACCAGCTTGGTTGGTGGCAGCAGGAGTCCATACAGTATTGTTTTCTTGGTCACACCATTGAACTTTACGAGGATTGCCACCCGCACCAAGTGCAAATAGGAATCGTTCTTGAGTAACAATTAAACCAGTGCAACTAGTTGGTGCGTTAGTAATGGCAACAGCATCATTGGCAGTATTTAATTGCCATTCAAGTAACTTACCATCCTTTGATGAGCAAGCAACCAGATACTCGCCCCAAGTGTCCATACTCCAAGTAGTAGCAGGGGTGTTTGATCCTAAGTCAGGTCTAGCAACGCCATAGGCATAACTTCCATAAACTCCATAACCATAACCAATCTTTACTACAGCATCTGCATCTCCAACAGTAAATGATGTTGGAGTAATGTCTGTCAAAGTACCTGCTTCATTCATTGAATAAAGCTTGGAATGCGTACCAATTCCAATTCTACGATTGCCAGTATTGTCTTTCCAGTTAATCAATCCCCTAGCCATGCCAGTTAATTGACTAGTAGAACGCTTACGCCATCCACCTACTGGACGAATAGTATTTTCGTACCAACGTACCAAATTTGATCCGTTCCAACGCCCTTTAGACTGATATTCAGTCCCATTTTTGTATACGCCTGGAGGAATTTGTAGTGGAATGTATGCCATATCTGCATTCTATAGCGTAGGTAGGTTAGACACAAAGCTTATTGTAGCAATTACAGATGGAATTGATGGTCTAGTTGGTGTTGAACTCGCAACGTAATGTTCAATATATGCCCCAACGTCACTTGTTCTCCAGACAATCTGAACATAATCATTTGCATTTAAATCAACAAAGAAATTTAAAGCACAAATAGTATGAAATGGATCTCCTGCGGATTTTCTTGGAGCTAACCCATATCTACTGTTAGATTTGTCTATATTTGTGCCATTTTTTCTAAACCAAATGTCTATATCTTGAGAATTATTGGTTGTATTTACTAATTGCATAGAAAACTGAATGTTATAAATTCCTGAGTCTGTAACATTAAGTCTTGAGCTGTTTGATAAAGTGACCCCATTTGCGAAATCAGTTGTATCAAAAGTTATAGGGTAAGCAGTCGTTGTGTTGGCAGCAATCTGATCTGTTCCATCTTGAAAAGCCCCGTAAGGATTATTCAAGTACTTGCCACCCCTTGGGCCAATGACAGACTGTATTGAATTGACTAACTTGGTAAAAAACAACCTCAAAAGTCCATTGTTTTGATTCTGTAGACTTTGAGAATAGACAATTCCAGATGTACCCAAAGAAGGTATCGCAGGTATGTCCAACTGTTGCTTTACATTAGCCATTACTTTTTAAGCCAAGTCTGCCAAATAGCACCAGCCGCCATAACTAGACCACCTATCCATAGAATAGGCTTTGCTAAAGAAGCAACCCAACCAAGAACTTTAAAAGCCCCGTCAAGGGCATCAATAGCCTCTACAAGACCCTTTGTATTGTTGTCAATGCGATCTACCTTACCTTCTACGGCAATCAGTCGCTCATATATTTGCTCATGGCTTACATCTGACATTTTAATACTCAATCAAAATTATGCCACCAGCGCCTGACGCTGGCGTACCGCCATAAGCTCCACCACCACCAGAACCATAAGCACGGCCTGCTGTTGCAGAGCCTCCAATAGTGCCCGTCCCGCCGCCACCCCAAAAAGAAGCTCCACCACTAGTTCCAAACCTCATAGCAGTGCCTTCAGCATTGTCTGTAGCCCCAATTCCATCACCACCAAATATATTGATATCACCGCCAGAAGCAGATCCACCATTTTGACCTGCACCATTAATGCCGCCACCACCGCCACCACCAGTTACAGTAGTAGAGCTATTCACAAACGATGAATCTCCACCCGGATTGCCATTATTACCAGCAGTACCACCAGTACCACCAGTACCAATAGTAATAGTTGCTGTACTTCCAGATAATGTTACATATTTGATAGCAGTACCAGCAGCGCCACCGCCTTGACCGCCATAAGCCCCATTACCACGTCCACCGCCACCACCTGCTCCAGTAACAGTCACTTTACATTTAGAAACACCTGCGGGGATAGTCCATGTGCCAGATGAAGTAAATGTAGCAATTCGGAAGAATCCAGTGTCTATAAATGCTGTAGTTTGTGTGGTTGTATCTGGAAATGTAATTCCAGTTGATACTAGTTTTGTAGCCATTTTAATCTGTCCTTATGGTGTGTCATTAGAGCTAATATCGCTAAGTGTCTTAAACACTCCTGCACTTGTCATGCTTGCAATAGTAGTAGCCCCATACTTAAATATTAATTTACCGCCTGACTCTTCAATAGAAAAGTTAGTGGTTGTAACTTTTGTAACATTTGCCCATGAGGTATTTGTACCATCAGTTGTTAAAAACTTGGCTGAATTACTTGTTTGACTAGGCGCTAGAGCATTAAAAGATGCAGTAGCCGTAGCCTGTCCAGTGCCACCTTTGTTAAGTTTAAGTACTGGACCAGTATCAAACAAAGCATCAATTGTGTCTAGATCAGTATTAATCTTGGTTCCCCAAGAGTCTGTAGATGCGCCTACCTCTGGTTTGGTAAGACTTAGGTTGGTGGTTGTGGTATCAGCCATAATTACCTCTTAATTAATTGTTGTCCAAGATTCGGACACATCATTTACAGTTGTCCAAGTTTCACTTGTATCAGCTATATTTTCCCACTTTTTGGCTCCTGATGCTTGAATACTTGAACTACTAGATATAGCTGCTGAAAAAGCTAATATAGAACCAGCATTTGCAGTAACAGAGCTTTCAGGGAAAATAATAATTATTGTGTCTCTAATCGTTACGCCAGATGCCGTAATGCTAGAAACAGAATCAACATTTGCGCCAGATGTTCTAGTTAGAAAAGCATTTAGCTCTACAGTTGATGTAGAAGAAACTAAAGCACTGGATGTTCCGACATAAATTGCACTTGCACTTACTGCAGACTCTGCTGAAATATTTGCAGACGCTTCAACAGGCCCACCAGCTAGTGATGAAAAAGGCGCTTCTGAAAAAGTTGTATAGCCAAACATTTAATTCTTTATAATTGCTGTTGAAGTTTCTCGGTCAAGAATCAAATGATTGGCTATTAACATTTGGTTGGGTATCAATTATTGGAGGCACAATAAACGTGCAAAGTTCTTCGTCCCATACCCCAAGAGGATCACCATACAACGCCCACTCTGCCTTTACCGCATCTTGTTTTACCGTTTTTTCTTCTTGCGTCATTTGGCGAACATGATGGACATCGGTAAACCCATCACCGCTTTGCTCGTAAGTCACACCTTCATAAACTTCGTATGTGCCAATCTCTGGAATTTCAACGCGAACAAAACGTGCAAAATTTGATGGTAAGTTTGTTGTATCAATGTCGGGAAATGCTTGTCTAACGTTCTCACCCAACATTGGATGCTCGTATGGTTGGCCGTCTTTTATTTTAATATAAAGTTCCATCATAAGTCTCCTGTATTAGTGGATGGGAACGCTCGGTTAAAACCCCAAATAATGCGAACTGCACCAACGCCCCCTGCACCAGACTGATCTCTGTATTGCAGACAACCGCCACCGCCACCATAAGCGCCCCCCTGACAAGTAGTGTTTCCAAGGAATCCATCAGAACCGCCTGAACCGCCTTGTCCAGCGCCAGTTCCATTAGGACTGTTGTAAGCCGGTTCGTTAGTGCCATAACCGCCCTGCCCACTGCTACCTTGACCAAGAATTCCTACACCACCACCACCGCCACCTGCGGCTTGATCGCCAACACTATACATACCGCCAGCGCCACCGCCACCGCCTGATCCACTTCCACCAGCACGATCATTAATAGATGTTGAATTACCTCCAGAACCAGAATAGCCGCCTGCGCCACCACCGCCTTGAGTACTACCATTTTGAGAGCCGCCATAACCACCACTTCCACCGCCATCACCAGAGTAGCTACCACCGGGGTACTTTCCTGAACCATTTGCTGTGTTACTTCCACCATATCCATACACAGCAGTTGAAAACCTACTTTCGCCACCCGCTTGGCCTGTGTAACCTGAACTAAGACTGCCAGCACCACCAGCACCTACAACAACTGTGTACCCACTACCGGGTGTGACTGAGATATTATTTTTCCAACCCAAGCCACCAGCACCGCCACCGCCAGAGTTTGAGCTTCTGCGACCACTTGCACCGCCACCAACAGCGACAACGCTAACAGACGTAACGCCAGCAGGCGCAGTCCATGTGTAAGTTCCCGCTGTTGTGTAAGCCTGTTGGCTAGATACTGGTGATGTTGTTATGCTATTACTTGCGGCACTTGCGGCACTTTGACCAATTGCATTTGTTGCTTTAACAGTAAATGTGTAACTTGTCCCGGCAGATAAACCAGAAACAGTAATTGTTCCTGAACCCGCTTGCGCCAATGTTCCAGTAATACCCCCTGGCGATGATGTTGCTGTATAAAGCGTAATAGCAGAACCGCCATTACTTGCGGGCGCTGTATAAGCAACAGTCGCTGTAGTTGTTCCAGTAGCCGTGGCCGTTCCAATAGTAGGCGCACCGGGGACAGTTGTAAATCCCCGTTGATTTGCAAAAACTGAAATAAGTGCGCCACTCATGTTAATGCACTTCCGCTAATTAACCATGTTGTTGAAGTCAGCTTCAATGCTGTTGCTGAACCATACTGAGCCAAAGTTCTTGTGCCTGTTGTGCCGTCTTTTGCCAAATACATTGTGTCTGTTGTTATAGCAATACTAATTGAAGTTGTTGACATATTTACAAATGTAATTGCTGTACCAATTGGATATGCAACAGATCCATTTGCAGGTATTGTGTATGTTGCAGCACCTGCACCTGAAGCATGATAAATGTGTTTACCAGAATCAGCCAACACCATTGTGTAGTTGCCAGTCTGTGCATTCTGTGGAATATTTTTAAATCCAACAGAATCAGTACCATCTGCAGTACAGTTTGTTAAATTGCCTGATGTGGGAGTACCCAAAATTGGTGTTACTAATGTAGGAGAATTGGCAAATACATTAGCGCCAGTACCAGTTTCATCTGTTAAAGCAGCAGCCAAATTAGAGCTTGATGGTGTAGCTAGAAATGTTGCAACACCTGTTCCAAGACCTGAAACACCTGTACTAATAGGCAAACCAGTCGCATTTGTCAAAGTGCCACTAGATGGTGTTCCAAGAGCAGGAGTAACCAATGTTGGACTATTTGCAAATACTAAAGCGCCAGTACCAGTTTCATCAGAAACAGCAGATGCTAAATTGGCAGAGCTTGGTGTCGCTAAGAAAGTTGCTACACCAGTACCGAGGCCACTTACACCAGTAGAAATTGGAAGACCAGTAGCATTGGTTAAAGTGCCACTTGTGGGTGTACCAAGTGCAGGTGTAGTTAGTGTTGGACTTGTTAAAGTCTTGTTTGTCAGAGTTTGAGTTGCATCAATCAATACTGCTTTTTCAGCAGGGTATGTGACAAATACATCTTTAGATCCTGACGCAAAAGATACTTTCGTATCACTATTGCTAGACTGCAAAACAGTAGTTCTAGCAAGCGTCAGACCATCGCCAGATAGCGTGCCAAGGCCAACTTCGTAATCAGAACCTAGTGCAACGGCATAGTAAGTTGTATTACTATTACCGACACCAGCAGAAAATGTTTGAAAACCACTTACCGCACCACCAAGTGCAAAATCACTTGTGCCTGTTGTGGTAGTAGTTTCCTTTACCCGATCAGCAAGTACAAGTGCCATGATTAACTCAATGTAATGTCTAAATCACCTGCAGGGATACGGAAAATATCACCTGTATCAATAGTTTTGCTAGTGGTTAAATCTGCCCATGCCAATAGGTTGCCAGAAGTAGAGGCATCAAAGATACCTACTGCAACAATGGTTCCCCAAGAGGCAGTAGCTGCAGCGAACTCAACTGCCGCACTATTTGTCGCCAATGTAGTAGTACCGCTTACAGTAAATGCCACTGAAACTCGTGCATAAGCATTGCCAGAGACTTGAGTGCCACCACCCGCATCAGTAGGTGCAGCAGTATACAAACCAACATACAAAGTTGTTGCAGGTGTATACGTAGTGTTAGTAAAAGCGTGTTTTAGAAGTTTGTCTTCTAAATAATCTGAGAATGAACCTGCCATTTTTTACCCCAAAGATCGGGCACGAACAATAGGAGTAGAAGCAACAGAAGCCCTTTGATCTGCTACTTCCATGTCGCCCAAGGAGTTTGTATACAACGTACTCCATGTAGCAAGACGCTCATCATCTTTCAAATATGGAGTTGCCTCAAGCAATGCACCATATAAGTACAAGTCTGGGGCATAAGCTAGAAGCCAGTTGCTTGTGTTTGAATCACTCAACGCAGGAATCTTACCATAGTATGTAAGTTCTCCTGTATATCCAGTATCAGGAGTTGGAATCACTTGAATTTGAGTGCCAATAATTGTATAGAACAGTGGCTTACCAACTGTAATATATTGGTTTGCAGAGCCATAGTCACCTTGATTTTGCGTGACATACTGCAAATACGTAATTGGGTTTGTATTCAGTTGAAACTCTTTGGCCTGTAAAAAATCAGCAGGAAAGGCAAAATACTGAGTATCTAAAGTGGCAGTAGCCCTCTTTACCATCTGGCGAACACGCAATTTACGATTAAATTTTGCTTCTGCCAAAGTAATAAATGAAGGAATAATTGAAGTCAGGTCATCCCGATTTAGGTAATCAGCAATCGTTGTCTTCAGTCCACTAAAGGTGTCAAGTGCCATTTTCTACATCCCTACACATTAATGTGTGTTCATGTTTGTACTCAAATGTGCCAATATGATGGATCTGTTTTGACAGATCTTGGTCAACAAATGTTTTATGTCCGTTCTGGGCGGCTCTACGGCAAAACCACACATCTTCACCAATGTAGTCTTCCGCAGCAGGAACCCAAGGGATAGCAAACCAAGGATATTCCATAGATTTGTAGACTTCGGATTTAACGAGCATTACACCCATTCCGCAGTAGTCTACTTCAACAAGTCCTGTTGAATCGTCCTCAGTATATACCCGATTGATAAAAGTTGCATCCATATCTGGGGTATTTTTTTTCACCGCAATCGGCTCAGTAGGGAATCTACGCTTGGCATAGTTTCCACAGACAATACCTGTGTCATGGGCTAATAATCGGATAATAGAATCCTTTGGGAAGCGCATATCGCTATCTAGCCATAGGGTATGCGTACATTCTGCCTCAATAGCATCCCTAGCCAAGTCCTGACGTTGTGCTGACAACAAAGTGCCAGAGCTAGTGTAGATCACTACTTTGTGATTTGTTGTACCTACAGTAAACCCAACTAGCCTCGCTAAATCAAAAGCAAATCCAGAGTTAACAAAATCCCGTGTTGGAACCAAAATTCCAATGGTCTTACTATCCATTAAACTTCTCCAGGTCTTGTGCGAAATGCACGATTATCAGGGTCATTGAGCCATCGTTTCATGTAGGCTTGATCGTCAAGCTTACCTTCTGCTTTCATTTGATAATACAAAGCCATAGGAATAGATGCAACATGGTGCATATCACCCTTCCAATTAGCCTTCTCATCAAACGAATTAAATCGTTCTTTGTTTGCTTCTACTACATTTGTAGCATCAATAATTGTCTGAATGGTTGCCTCATCTT